TCTGTGATCCGCGTGATGCGCCACAAGGGCAAGATCGGTCAGGACATCGATCACCCAGCCGTGTTCCCGGTGGCGCTGCCGGAATTCGTGATCGAGGCTTACACGGACGCGGGCGACATCGTGTTTGAGCCCTTCGGCGGCAGCGGCACGACGATGCTGGCGGCCGAGCGCACCTGTCGGATCTGCCGCAGCGTGGAGATCGCGCCGGAGTACGTGGACGTGGCCATCAAGCGCTTCCAGCAGAACCACCCCGGTGTGCCGGTCACGCTGCTGGCAACAGGCCAATCGTTCGAACAGGTCACCGCTGAGCGCGCCACCACCTTGGATGCCGAGGCGATGGCATGAACTGGCTGGCCGACAAGATCGAACAGTGGCCGACCGCCAAGCTGCTGCCCTACGCCCGCAATGCGCGCACCCACTCCGAGGAGCAGGTGGCGCAGATTGCCGCCAGCATCGCGGAGTTCGGATTCACCAATCCGATCCTGGCGGGCAGCGACGGCATCATCGTCGCGGGCCACGGTCGGTTGGCCGCTGCCCAGAAGCTCGGGCTGGAGATCGTGCCGGTGGTCGTTCTCGATCACCTGACGCCAACCCAGCGCCGGGCCCTGGTCATCGCGGACAACCGGATCGCCGAGAACGCGGGGTGGGACGATGCGATGCTTCGGATCGAACTGGAAGCCTTGCAACTCGAAGGCTTCGATCTGGACATCACCGGCTTCGACGCCGACGCGCTGGCCGAACTGATCGCGGGCGACGAGCCGGACAACGAGGGTCAGACGGACGAGGATGCGGTGCCCGAGCTCAGCGAGACACCCATCTCGCGTCCGGGCGATGTCTGGATCATGGGCCAGCACCGGCTGCTGTGCGGCGACTCGACCGTGGCCGAGAGCTACGACCACCTGATGCAAGGCGCGGTGGCGGACATGGTCTTCACCGACCCGCCGTACAACGTGAACTACGCCAACAGCGCCAAGGACAAGATGCGCGGCAAGGATCGCGCGATCCTGAACGACAACCTGGGCGAAGGCTTCTACGACTTCCTGCTGGCGGCACTGACGCCCACCGTGGCCCATTGCCGGGGCGGTATCTACGTGGCGATGTCCTCCAGCGAACTGGATGTGCTGCAGGCCGCCTTTCGCGCTGCCGGTGGCAAGTGGTCGACCTTCATCATCTGGGCCAAGAACACCTTCACTCTGGGGCGCGCCGACTACCAGCGCCAGTACGAGCCGATCCTCTACGGATGGCCCGAGGGGGCGACACGCCACTGGTGTGGTGACCGCGACCAGGGGGATGTCTGGAACATCAAGAAGCCGCAGAAGAACGACTTGCACCCGACGATGAAGCCGGTGGAGTTGGTCGAGCGCGCGATCCGCAATTCGAGCCGCCCTGGCAACGTGGTGCTCGATCCCTTCGGTGGCTCTGGCACGACGCTGATCGCAGCGGAAAAGTCAGGGCGCGTTGCGCGGCTGATCGAACTCGATCCGAAGTACGTGGATGTGATCGTGCGTCGGTGGGAAGAGTTCACCGGGAAGCAGGCCACCCGCGAGGCGGATGGCGCGTTGCTTGATCAAGCGGCGAGCGACTCGTCGACGATCTCGCAGTGAATCACAAAGCCCGTCAGGTAAGGCAGGCCGCGCGGGATGCCGTATTGCTTGCTGGTCTGGCGGCCAATCGTCCAGCCCATCCACTGCCGGGTGGCGGCGTTGATGGCATCTGCAAGGGGCTGACCCCGGTACAGCCCGTTTTGTACCTCGTCAGCAAAGTGGCGTCCGTGGCGGCTGTCGAGGAAGGCCCGAACCGATTCGAGCGGCTGGCTGGTGGCGTCCGAGATGGCGGTCATCGCCAGGGGCCATGCGGCGCTGGCGTGTTCGTTCATCGTGCCCCAAAAGCCCCAGGCTTCGTTCTGGGTGGCGGGGATCTGCGTGGTGGTGTTCATCTCTGGCTCCTTCGGGTTGATCGTTGCGACACCCGTAGTAACGCGCTGTTCGATTGAGAAGCCAAGCGCCGCTTGGCCTCTTTCTCGATCTTTCTGATCAGGCGATGCGGTACACCCGCTCGCCGCCCTGCGGTTTGTCCGACACGATGGTCAGGCCCAGCTTCTTCTTGAAAGCCCCGGCGAAGGTGCCGCGCACCGTGTGCGCCTGCCAGCCGGTGGCGGTGCAGATCTGGCCGATGGTTGCGCCTTCGGGGCGTTGCAGCATCCGGATCACTTCGGCTTGCTTGCTGTTGTCGCGGGTGCGCGGCTTGGCCTGCGCCGGTGCTTGCGTCCACGTCGCTTCGGCGGTGGCCACAGCGTGCTCCAGTTCGGCATCGACTTCCGGTATCGGCGGGGTGACGTCCGGGCGTTTCATGCCTAGTGCGTCGTAGCCCTCGGCGGCGACGAACCAGTCGGTGCCGTCGTTGGTGATCAGGGCACGGTTGAACATCCCGTCGAGCACCTTCTTGCGCGCGCCGCCTTTGATGTTGTCGGGGAACCAGTCGATCTTGCCGCTGCTGGTGTTGATGGCCTTGGCCAGGATGGCGTGCTGGGCCGGGGTCAGGTTGGTGGTGGTCATGGGCTGCTCCTTCGGGGGTGGTGGATGACGATGTGATGAACGCGCTGTCCGGGACTGAAGCCAAGCGCTTTCTGCTTGGCTTGGCGGCTTTCCCGTCAGTCCTTGGCGATTTCCGCTTCCGCGGCCTTCGGGCTCGATGCGGCAAATTCGACGCCCGCCTTGAAGGCCGCTTCCAACGCGTCCTTGAGGCACCACACCGCCGTGTCGTGGAAGTCGAGGCTGTCGGCGTTGCGGGTCTGCAGGGTTTCGATGCCGAGATGCTTCTGGGCGATGAGGGTGAGGATGGTGTCGATCTGGCTCATGGCGTTTTCCTTTCGGGGTTGGTTGGCGTGACGTGATGAACGCGCTGTTCCCGATGGAAGCCAAGCTCAATCTGCGGACATGACGAACAAATGATTGAAGGTGACGATGGGACTTTCCATTCGCGCCTACGCGCGCCACCGTGGCGTGTCGCACGTGGCCGTGAAGAAGGCCATCGACACCGGGCGGATCACACCGCTGCCAGACGGCACGATTGATCCGGATACCGCCGACGCGCAGTGGGCACAAAACACATTGCAACCCCGCAAGGCGGCAGCGCCGGAGAAGGTCAGCCCCGCGAAGGCGCGCGTACTGCCCGAGCGTGAGGTGCCCGAACCCGGCACCCCACCGTTGTCGACGGGCGGGACATCGCTGCTACAGGCACGCACCGTCAACGAAGTGCTCAAAGCCCAGCTCAATAAGGTGGAGCTGGCGCACCGCAAGAAGGAACTGGTGGATCGGGCGCAGGCCGTGGCCCACGTGTTCAAACTTGCGCGCATCGAGCGCGACGCGTGGTTGAACTGGCCCGCGCGTATCTCGGGGCAGATGGCATCCACGCTCGGTGTCGATGCGCACCAGATGCACGTGGCCCTGGAGGCTGCCGTGCGCGAGCACCTGATTGAGCTGGGCGAGCTGCGCCCGCGCGTGGATTGATGACGATGGACTACGAAGGCGCGCAGGAGATCGAACGGGCGTGGCGCGACGGGCTTACTCCCGACCCGCTGCTCACGGTATCGGAATGGTCAGATCGCCACCGGATGCTCTCCAGCAAGGCGTCTGCCGAGCCGGGGCGCTGGCGTACCAGCCGCACGCCGTACCTCAAGGCCATCATGGATTGCCTGTCGCCGACCTCGCCGGTCGAGCGTGTGGTGTTCATGAAGGCAGCGCAGCTCGGTGCGACCGAGATGGGGTCGAACTGGATCGGCTACGTCATTCACCATGCGCCGGGGCCGATGATGGCGGTCTGGCCAACGGTGGAGATGGCCAAGCGCAACTCCAAGCAGCGGATCGACCCGCTGATCGAGGAATCGTCCGCCTTGGCCGAACTGATCGCCCCGGCGCGCTCGCGCGACTCGGGCAACACCATTCTGGCCAAGGAGTTCCGGGGCGGCGTACTGGTGATGACCGGGGCGAACAGCGCGGTAGGCTTGCGCTCGATGCCGGTGCGCTACCTGTTCCTCGACGAGGTTGACGGGTATCCGCTGGACGTCGAGGGTGAAGGCGATGCGATCTCGCTGGCCGAGGCGCGCACGCGCACCTTTGCCCGGCGCAAGATCTTCATCGTGTCGACGCCGACGATTTCTGGCGCCTCGGCCATTGAGCGCGAGTACGAGGCCAGCGACCAGCGCCGCTACTTCGTGCCATGCCCGCACTGCAACCACCCGCAATGGTTGCGCTTCGAGCAACTGCGCTGGGACAAGGGGCAACCGGAAACCGCCGCCTACATCTGCGAATCGTGCGACACCGCGATTTCCGAGCATCACAAGACGTGGATGCTGGAGCGTGGCGAATGGCGTTCGATGGCACAGGGCAAGACGGCAGGCTTTCACCTGTCGTCGCTGTACAGCCCGGTGGGCTGGCGCTCCTGGCGTGACATCGCTGCCGCGTGGGAAGCCGCCGTCAACAAGGAGTCGGGATCGGCCGCCGCGATCAAGACTTTCAAGAACACCGAGCTGGGCGAGACCTGGGTCGAGGAAGGTGAAGCACCCGACTGGCAGCGACTGCTGGAACGGCGCGAGGACTATCGCATTGGCGCAGTGCCGATCGGTGGCCTGTTGCTCACAGCGGGTGCCGACG